GACGCTCCAGAATGGTTGTACCGTATTCATAACCGCGTAAACGGCAAACTCCGTGAGCAGAAACTGATTACTGGTAAAGATCCAACGTGGCATAATGTCAAACAGCGATACGAAAAGTGGATGCGCCAATCGTGTACACAACAGACAATGATAGGATGGGACTTCCTTTATTCAGTTGCGTATACAACGCCCTGTAAGGATGTGACAAGTACACCGATACCAGGGGCGCCACCACATCCAGCAACTCCCGAACTTAAAAACCGTTGGAATACGATGACAATCGCAGAACGAATACCAAAACTTAAACTATGGTGGGGCTCCCTTCCCCATGTTCTCCCTTTTCCCGCTTGGCAAAAGGCTTGGCAGAAAGCGGTTCCTCACGTTCCTCAACTCACATGTGGTAGAAAAGCCGTCACTGAGTGGTTATACAAAGCTGAAAAAAAGATGTGTCAAGAACTCAAAGAAAACATCCCCCACGATTCTTTTGACGGTCTGTGTAACGAGTTAAATACCTTTGCCAGCGGATGCGGTAAAATCAAGACGCATAAGGTGAAGACGTGCCGAGCTAAAAAGACGCTCAAACGCCGTTCTTTGGACCGAACCAGAACTCGTAAATACGTAGCAACCGGCGGATTCTTATAATTCCTTCCGAACCACACGACCACGATGTGCCCAACAGCGCATCATAGAGTCCTGACGGACCAAGGGTTGAATTGTTGCCACCTTATCACACACCTTACCGTTCGCATGTTTATAAGTACACTTATATACATACGTACAATTAGCCCGTTTTTTCTTGTTTGTCATCCAGGCAGCTGAGGCATCATCAAAGAACTTGGCATCAAATTCATTATTACCAGTTGACATTTTACATATTATATAATCAAACCACCATAGGTTCAATTTTCAACCGCAAATTCTGCTAGACGTTTTGTAACACTATCAGGGAAAACAAGCCCCGGAAATTTTGCGATAAGGACGGCGCAAGGAATATATCGGCGACGTTCATCTTCCGATACACCAAGAGCAGACCAACGTGCTTCTAACGTCATCGCGCGGCTCCAATCTTCTACCGACCAAGTTTCGTCACCGTCGGGTTTTACAAGATACTGCGTCAAGGATCCTCCACGAGAAAGCATTTTCTATTCCTTATGTAAAGAATGGCTTTCTCCTTTAAACTTTCGTTTGAGTCTATTCTGCTAGTAATTGTTGGCGTAGCCCTTATTGTTCTATGGGCACGTAGCAAACCCACATGCGAGGGCTTTGAGGACGCCGTAGAGGGCGCCCCTGAGCATCCTTGGAAGTTCAATATGTACTACGTGGATTGGTGCCCTCACTGCCACCACGCTAAGCCTGAGTTTGAGAAGCTTGGGTCTACCATGACCATCGGCGGTCGCAAAGTTGCCTGTAATGCGATTGAGGCGGAGAAGAACCCCGAGGCGGTTCAGGGTCTGAAGATTTCGGGTTACCCAACGTTTTTGCTGTACGATCCTGAGGGCAATTTGGTGAAGGATTACAGCGGTCCTCGTAAGACGGCGGGTTTCCGCTCGTTCCTGGAGGATACTGTAAATATGAACGCCGTGCGGTCTTCGCAGTAAGAAGCCAGTTGTTGGCGGCAGCAATGCCTATAGAGGTTAACATTTCAAAATCTTCGGAGTTAAGGCGCATAAACCACGCAGGAAACGGTAAATTAGGAAACCATATAATATTTTTAGGATATTTATCCTTCAAGTATTTGATTTTCTTCGGTCCTTCAAAATGGATCATAGAAAATACATATTCGGCAACGGTTGTGGGCGTTTTTACCGCACCATGTTCAAAGGTGAATCCTAGTGATTCGTACCGGTCTAAATCATTTGGTAAAAGTCCCCAGGGAAAATTCGCGCCCACCGCACCGTCAACCCATATATGACCCGTTTCCTTATGGATGTAAGGACGGAAAAAGATGGGAAGACTCATACTTGCACGAATGGCATCTACAACACGTAAAGTGGGATGGGTTTTTGCCGAACATAGAATAATTTCGTGAGTGCTGAGATTTGCGATAACGGTTGTAAGACTCGGTATATCAGACATTAGGTACGCTGATGCCCCAGGTTTTACAAGTTCTAATATACGTTCAATCTCTTGAACAAGTGATTCACCACTATCCAATCCCCACGATTTGTTGATATTCAATAGATTATTGATATCAATATCACGGAATTTGATATAATCGGTAGCATACATAAATTCACGAACACCGGCAACTGAATCAGCAAGTGCCATAATGGTAGCTAAAAAGGCACCAGCAGAGGTCCCCCAGTATTCTTCAACGCGCTCAAGAATCCCCTCTGCTTCTAATACAAGTAAGGCTTCAACAAAGACTAAACAGCGTGTGCCACCACCAGTGAAGACTAGACGACGAGGAAGCATCTACCGGCACCGGCGGAATGAAATTCAAATTAATTACGCATATAACATCAAGATGTCGTCAGGATCGTTGGTGCCACCAATGCTTGTGCCGTCTTCCTTATATACGGAGGAAGCCAAGCGGGATAGTACACGAATACGTATTTATAATATGGTTTTACAGCAGATTTATAATAAGGTAAAAGCGGTGGCGCGTGTTCCCGGCAACGAGAAATCACTATGGTATTTAGTGCCTGAGTTTATTCCAGGAACTCCGCGATTTGATATTGGTGATGCTATTTTGTATATTGTTTGGAATCTAAGGAATATAGGTTATACCGTGGAATACACGCATCCGAATTTATTGTTCGTAAGCTGGAGAGCTCATGATGAAGTTTATCGTAAACACGAAAGCCCACTGAGTCAGGTTTTGAATGCCGTAAGAGGTGTTGCTACGACTTATAAGATTCCTACGCCCAAGCCTACGTTGCCTACAGCATCAGCTCCTATGCCTGATATTGTAAAGCGTAAAACCCCGTTGAAGAAAACGGTGGAATTTAAGCCGGAAACGGATACCATTCCCTCTGTTACACCTGTACCGCCTATTACACGGTCTTTGGTGATGTCGGCTACAGCCGGTGCGGGGGCGGGTATACCACGTTTACCGGGACAGTTGTCGGAGCGGCATGTATCGTTTGTATAAGTTACCACCTCCGGCAGCAGCAATAATCATAGACGCCTGGGTACCTTGCTTGACAAGGATGTCCAGAATCAAGATTAGGAAGATGCCACCAAGGACAAAGAGTAGTATTTCAAGCAGATTGGATTCAGATTTTGTGACTTCCATTTGCTCCAGTTTGTGGAACATGCTGTCTAATTTGCGTTGAAGGTCGTCAAGACGGCTTTCGGCGGCAACTTCGGCACCTTTCAAATCGGCTTGTGTCTTTTCATTCTTGCCAATCTTCTGCCATAGTGTGGACTGTCCATCAAGCCAAGGTGACGGAATCAGAGGGGCTTCGTTTTCGCGATGAGGCATACGATTCTTAATCCAATCGGGGGTGGAAGTATCATTAAAGACGGTTGCCCAATCGGGCTCGAGATTGTATACGTTTTTATCGTGAACATCTTCGGCGGGATGTGGGAAGTAGTCGGCAGTTTCAAAGGCGTTTAGCATTTCCGATTCGCTACCGTTTTTGCTGTTGCTGGTCGGCGCACCACCGAGTAGCTCACCTGGAGGTAGGGGACGGTGGGCGGGGCGGTCAGGCTCAATCACCTGCGGCTCAGGAGGCGGTAAAACAGCACGGCGTTTCTTACGCCGCTTCTTGTCAGAATCTAAAGCAAATAGTGATGCGGAACCGTTAGCGGGTCCCTGATCTTCATTCCGGGACGTGTCCGTAAAGGAAGTGAAAGCTTCTTCTAATGAGCACATCTGCTCTCCCTAATGTGGTGGAGGCTATTTTTTGTTCCTTTCCGTCTGCGTCCTGGCGGGACTACATAAAGTTCCTATTCCAAGATAAGGATGCGCGCGTCTCAATTAATATCAATCGGTCTGTTCACGGCGGCAGTTGTGCTTACAATTTATGCGTGGATGGACCGAGTACGGTACTCAAATCGTTATTTTAAACCGGTAGAGGCATTTGATAATCCTACTAATCCATTGGCTACTGATATTCCTACAAATTTGGTTTCAGTGATGCAACCGGAAAATCCGACAGACGCCGATGCGATTGCGGCACATAAAACACTGTTGAAGTATACCAGTAAAAATGTGGCAAACGGCTTACGGTTTATGAAGTCTATTGGAAAAAACTTCTTTGTTCAGCCTGTAACTCTAAGAACGGACATTGATCCGTCGGCTTTAGTGAATAACTATGTGAGCCCATTACAAGCAATATGAATCCGCCGCCAGGCCCCGGTTCTCACCCTTCAGGACCCATTTGGCACCCGCCTATTGCCGGCAAGTGGATAGCCGTTATTGTTGTTGTTTTTCTAGGTGCTGTAGCGAATCGTATTCCACACACACTCCGTTTTTACGTCATTCAACCGGTAGGATTCTTCCTGATTGCCCTTTCCGCAATGGTATGCTATTGGATGGGATTCTACGCTGGAACGTTCGCCCTTTTCTTCTTCCTACTGTCAATATGGTCGGCGGAGGCACGTAGCCCTGAGGGTTTCTTGAACGCATCAAACACTGTGGATTGGGTTACTAACTCCAAGAAGTGGTTTGTAGAGAAAGTCCTCAAGGAGCAACCGTTAGCAATTCAGGAGAAGGATGTAAGCACTTTCCCTATTTCAGATTAAACCAAACACTTAGTAAGAAGATTCCCGGATGGATTACGGTACTATTGTAGCAATAGCTCTTACCGTATTCCTATTATACTTCTCTCTAGATTTTGATAAGGAATACTGCTTTGGATTCCACGATGCGGCACTTCATCCTGCGGCACGGTTTTTTGCGGGATTAGCCCTTGCGTATGTGGCAGAAAAGCACCAGCTATTAGCATCAGTACTGCTTGTTGTTATATTTTTCTGGATTGCCGATGTGAATCTATTATCATCATTCCCGTTGTAAAGGCGCACTAATGGGGCTCCCGAATAAAATGCCACACCACGATAAGGATAGGATATGCCTAGACGTGCTAAGAAAGTCGCCGGTAGTTGGATGACTCCGGTAAGTTCGTGTTTTACGGGGCAACCAGGTCCGCATCCACCACCCGCTCCTGCCCTGCCGACAACGTCTATAAATCCGTATCTGCCTCCACCGACATCACCGACATCAGGTGGTAGTTGTTTTACGGGGCAACCAGGTCCGCACCCACCATCAGCTCCCGCCTTGCCAACAACGTCAGTAAATCCGTATTTGCCCCCGCCAACAATGGGTGGTATGGCGCCCCTTGGTCCGTCAGGACCCGTAAATATTCCATCGCAAATGCCGTCGCCACCGTCGCAACCTATAAATGTGCCACCGACTCTTTCGCCTCATCCGAGTCCGAATAATAATACAACTCAACCGTTTCAGGGTACTGGCGGTGTATTAGACCCGTTATCACAGGCTATTATGTTTGTGAATACAAATCCGTATATTATTGGCTGTTTTATGTTAGTTCTCAACTTAGGAGGTCGGTTTCTTTCGCTAGAACTAACAAAGAAGCAGGAGGAGTTTTTAGCGGCACCTTGGATACGTCCAGCCCTTTTCTTTACGGTTATCTTTATCGCAACCCGTAATTTGGCGGCGGCGTTCTGGGTCTCCCTTTTATTCTTTTCTATTATTTGGGTCATTGCAAATGAACATAGTCCGTACTGTCTCATTCCGTCGTGGTGTGGACACGATATTCAAAAAGAGAAGAAGACGTATGAAGAGAACGCAAAAAAGTTTGTTACACTCAAACACGCATCGGCGCCAGATCAGAAGCCGAAACCAAATCCTAAGCCCCCACTTCCAGAGACGGAGGAGCAGGAGTAAGAGTAAGAAATTCAATAGATTCAATAATATTGAACAAATTGAAGAATTGTTTACACGTTGAGCGTCAGTTCGCTACCCGTCGGCTGGGTCGCCGTTGTCTTACGAGAGCGACGATTGAGTCCGGCGCGACGCATTGTCTCCGTCGTGTAGGCGCTACCAATAGAGTTGGTCTCCTCCGCATCACGGCGTCCACCCGCATTCAACTGCTGGAGGATATCGTCAACACCGGTGGGACCGCGCATTTCACGACGCGCCGTCTGCGACTGGGGCGGTCCGGCGGTGGGAATGGACGGCATTGCGGCGCCGAGACCAGGCATCATACCGCCCATCATACCCATAAAGCCCCCGCTTTGAACGCCCTCAGGCTCCCGCATTTCAGGCTCCTCCATTGGCGGGGCAGATTGGCGCATTGGCGACTGCTGAGACTGCTGCGACGGTGGCGGTCCCTGTGCCCCACCGCCACGTCCGCCATTCATACCGAGCGACACGAAGTTGGCAAAGCCAGGTCCGACCGACTCCGTTGCCGCGGCACGGGCGAACTCACGCGCCAGATTGGGGTTGTTGCGCAGGATATCATCCATACCAGGCATACGAGACTTGAACATTGTGTTGGTGACGTGGCACATACCGGCGGACAACCCGAGTGATAAAATAAGGCGGACCTCAGGCGCCACCTTGCTCTTATCCTTATACTTGTCGTACAGCTCCTCGAAAATCTCATCGTAGTCCTCAATGTTCTCGTTCACCTGTTCGGACCAGCCGTCCAGATGGAGTCCGAGCGGGTCGTAGCGGCTGTTGAGGAACTCCATACCGCTGGTGACCGTTGTAAGCATTGAGCGTTGAAAGCGTAGCGACGCCTCAAGTCCCTTGGAATCCTTACGACGCGCTACCTCAGAGTTAATTTCCTCCAGCGTATTGCTCATAGACATCTTCGTACCGCTAATACCCTTACGGTCCATGCGCTCCAGAATGGTCAAACCCTCAGACTTCTTCCCTGCTTCTTGTTCGGGGGTCAGGTATACAGCGGGCGTTGCGGCAATAGCGGGTGCCTCGGCACCGCCACCACCGCTACCGCTAAACCAGCTACGGAAACCGGCGGCGGCAGGGGCGGCAGCGGCGGCGTTGGCTGCGCCATTTGTAGCCGTAGCACCGCCCAAACCAGGAATGCTGGAGAACCACGACTTTGCAGCCGGTGTGGCGGTGGCAGAGGCAGTTGTGGTCGTACTGGAAGTAGCAACAGCGGGTGCCGATGATACAGTGGGAGCTGACGATACAGAGCTCCCTTGGGTTCCAAAGGAACCACCAAGACGGAACGGCTCAGCGCCACCGCTGCCACCGCTAACACCACCAATAGGTGCCGAGGGACCCGTCTCGCGCATAATACGAATATTATCACCGCCACCCGATGGCTTCACATCAAAGGTCACATTTGTATCATCAAGGCTGACAAATTCAATATCATCCACCGCCTTTATTTCGGCTGCCGGAGATGCCGGACGTCCCATAGAACCCGCAATCTTGCGCTGATTGCCGAGGAGATTGAGGTCAAAATCGTTCTGGTTCACATCCAGCGAACGACCCAAATCCTGACTGGCTGAGATTTCGGGGAATGAACCTCCATCAGATATGCGGATTGTAGGACCGCTCATAGTTTCCTTCTTTTACCTCCTTTGTCTTCGTTTTAGATTCCCAAACGCAAATGGCAAAATTATTGCCGATACGCCATCAAAAACGCATCGGCTAAATCGGACTTTTTGGTCCGACCGGCAAAGTACTTAGCCCATACAGAAGCCTTTTCCCCACCTGCTGCCAAAATCGCAGTCACATCGGCTTCCGCGCCATCTTTACGAGCCTTATACTCTCCTGAAGCCCCGCTAATGTCGGTGTAATCTACAGCGCGTGACTTGACACCGGCGTGGACAAAGTCAATGTTACCGGTCCAAAAATACTCACTTTCCAACCGATGTGCCAGTAATGTATACAGCATAATCTGTACCGATTTCATAGTAGGATTTTTCATTACCGGCTGATTTTCCAGCCGAATCAATTCAGCCCGAGCCATTGATGAAAGTACAGATGTTAACCAGGTATCCATGGCTTTACGAATCGTATCTAAACCAACCGACATTGTCTTGACCGCTTTCCAGGGAACTAAGTACATCTTCTGCGCCCATGCCACCAGTTCGGGCTTTTTCATTTTCTTGGTATCCACGCCACGACCCGTAGCCAACGCTTTGAGCTCTTTCGCTCCCATATCACACGGTAAACAAGGTAGCGACGGCTTTGCCGTAGCCGATTTCTTGACACGAACACCGGTAGCACACGCCTTACACCATTTTGTCCCATCCCCTACACAAATCCACTTTGCCCCGCCACCGCAGCCGACGCACGATTTGGCAGTCTGGGCAGTTTCACCGCCCTCAAGCAAATCTACGTTATCCCAGGCGGCAATGGACCATTCCCCAGAAATCCCGTGTTCAATGACACAATACGCCAGATTGCGGATACCCATATCAAATCCTACATATACGGGCATTTCAATATGTCTCTATTATAATAAAGATTTAGACCGCATGTACGGAAAACCACCCCCGAAAAGTTGTCGCTAATCTTTAGGGATCCAATGGATAAACTACATACGGATATTAAACTATTAATACCCGTATGTTCTGAAGCAAGTGCCAAGGCACACGCCATTGCAATAGCAACGGCTAAAAAGTACCCTGACAATTTTCATCAAATATATTTAACTATTTATAATCAAGAATTCATCATAATATATAAATCCTTGCTTAAACAGTTCGGATAAACTCCCAGCCCATATCTTCACAAATCTTCTGCCAAATCTTATCCTGCATATACAACTTCTCGCGACTCTTGAGCAAGGGAAAGCACGGTAAATAATCATCCAGCTCCAAAAGTTCACAAAACTTATACAGTACAAACGAATACGATAAGAAGTTGGAGCGCTTCTTAGGGCAATGTTTCACGAAACTAAATTGGATTTCCTTAAACATATACCGAAGCTTTTCCTCCACTTCACGCGACAGCACGGGGGCTGAAATACCGTTAAGCCGATTCAAAATATGCGCTACGTGGTC